TAGTCAACACTCTGTTCTATACTGTCATTATGCTCATGACCTGCGATATAATTGATAAAATAAGCATTATTATTTATTCTATCTGAGAAGTCCAGATTTAACATATAAGCATATTTTCCCTCTGAATCTGTCTCTGTGTTTAAATATTCTATGTTGCCTTCATTTGCTCCACTTCTATTACTTGCAACAATTCTTTCAGATATATTTTTCTTTTTTATCCACGCATCTACAATTTTTGGCACGATAGCAACATTCATAGCCATATCTGCTGAAAGCCCATCTTGTCTTGGACTAACATTATCAGGGGTTATACCTCTTGAAAACTTATTGTCGGTAAGTATACATGGTGCAATAAGACTTTGGTGTGATGCTATTATTACTCCATAACCGTCAGGAGTACTGGTAAGAACTGAAGCCAGCCACTCCATTTGTTCTTTTGTAAAAAATGACAGGTGCCTAAATTTATATTGAGGCATCGTACCATCATTCTTTGTTGTTACGTATGGAGTAGTTACACTCTTTTTTAATTTGAATGAATGCTCTTTATATCTGCTACAGTTGCAGACAATAGGCTTGTTAGCATCATAGGTATATGTAGTACCCAACTGCATATCCATAGCAGATTCATCATAATCAATAGTCTCCCAATATTCATTACTATCCTCAATTTCAAGTGGAAAACCATATTCATATAAAACAATCAACCGTACTTTATAACTATTAAAATCATGGTAATAATAGCACTTTGAAGCATAGTCGTTGCTACTCTTTATCTCATTACTTCTCAAAAAACCTCTATCAACCATCGGTTTTATCAAGTCTTCCCATACTTGTTGGTGACTTCTTGCAAATGGAATATACCTACAAGGTCCTACATCATGATTGCCTACTACCAAATACCATGGTTTTATACAATTATCAAGTATGTCCACAAATGGTTCTATTCCATTCCTGTCTTTGGGATTTGTATTTCTGTCATAGGGTGTCCATCCTTGAATATCACCTAATACAAGCATAGCCTCAATACTTCTAAAATAATTTGTCACCTCAACAGCATTCTGTGTCCCTTTGGAATAAGGGTCATGTGGGTCTCCAACAAGACAGAGTTGAAAGTCTTTTGTATTTTTATATGTGTTGCATCTTGCAGCAGCATACACTCTACTTTCTTGTATTCTATTTCTGTTTATAACTTCTGGTAGATTTGTTTTGCGATGTAAATCAGATAATTCTTTACGGATTGGGGAAGGGATACCACTAGCCCAGTCTACAGAGCCATCTTTTCTGATACCCAGAAGAGGATGATTAGCTTCATCAAGAACAACCCAAAGGAACTCTTCGTTCTGAGATATGTGATACATTGCATTAAGTGGAAAATAAGGCTTTCCTGAGTCTCTGTAGATACCGAAGAGAAGTCTATCCTCTGAATCTACTACAGCATGGATGAACTCCTCATTCTCAATAATCTTGAAGCACTTCTTTACTTCATCTTCAATAAGTGATTTGCCTTCCTCTTTGTCAACCTTTCTTGCCATCAGCTCTTCTTTTGCACTATTGATAGCTTCTGTAAGGTCTATCTTATCCTGTTGACACTGATAGATAAGTTCATGCAACTTGGCTCTGATTGGTGTAGGAATACCCTTGCTCCACTCAATGGAACCATCAAGCTGAATGCCAAATAAGAAACGATTCTCTGCATCTACTATTGCCTTGATGAACTCTGAAGACTCAATTTCACGGAATGGAAGGGCAAACTGGGAGGCTACCTTGTCCTTTGAATCACCAAACTCCTGGGCAATACTCTCCTTGTCGAACTTCTTACCAAGTTCGGCATCAACACGCTTCTTCTCTTCTCTAAACTTTGTATCAACGTCAGCAGTATCTGCCTTCTTGCCAAGCTCGGTGTCCTGCTGCTTGGCAATATCCGCAAGACCAGCGAGAGCACCGCCTACCCTCTCGGCTGTGTTCTCTCCCACCTGCGTAGCGTTCTTTATCGCTTCCGCCTGCTGTTTAATTTCGTCTATTGTTGCCATATTAATCTCCTATTGCGTGAATGTGTGCCCTAGTTCCTCGCTGTGCCTTCACTTCCCCTTTCTGGGTGAATACCTTGAGGTATTCTAGGGCATCTGATAAATATCTTTCCGCCATATCCATGATGTTGTTGTATTTGTTGCTCGAAACGTCTTGAACATGGTCTGAATAATCGTCTCTGTGGCGCATTCCACCTGCTCGGCTTATAATTGTGCCATCGGCACGAAAAAGTCTCGCATACGTGAAATAAGCGAGTGCTTTGCGTATTCCGCTGGTGTACTTCTGCACCTTGGGTTCGTCTTGGCTGCAATAGCCCTTCTTGGTGGTGTATTCGCCACCGTCCAGGAAGACCGCAGGCTGGAAATCGGGCAATACCGAATCGCCCCACTCTCCCTGCTCGGTCGCTGCCTTGAAACGTTCCCACCCGATGGCTGGTATGATGTTCGTGTCCTCGCATTCACGAATGTATGCGTTCACTTCATCCTCATCTAGGTGTGCGCTGGTCGGTCTTGCCAGTTCCCGGAACTGTTCAACCGTGATAAGTTGCTTTCTTGTCTGTTCTCCCATAGGCTCAATCAATTAATCTATCGTATTATTCCCTGCCGCCTCGCTGCTGATATACTTCAACGGCTGTAGTTTGGGGTCTAGGTTCTGAATGCCTGGATCGTGCCAGTTCTTGAAAATCTTCTTGAAGGCTCGCTCGATGAAACGCTGCTCGGTTGTTACCTCTCCAGCATAGTACTCGTAGGCATCCTGCATCACTTGTCCGCTGAATCCCAGCTTGCCAATACGGATGGAGTAGAAGAGTTCTTGGTGGAACTGTGCGTAGATGCGCTCAATAACGCTGCTGTCGGTCACGGAAAACTCCTTGTCGAAGTTCTTCGTAGGGAAAGCCACAACCTTTGGTTCGTCTTCCTCGTTCTCAACCTCGACCGCGAGAATCTTCGCTGTGTTCTCGTCCCCTTGGAACTGCAAAAGGTCTTCATCGGAAATCATCTGTCCGCTCTCCACCTCTTCGCCTTTCTCATCGAACTTAGGCACGCCCTTCTTGGTTACGAGCATACACGATACGAGGAAGTTGTTGCGGACGTTCCTCATCTTCACGTTACTCAATCCCTCATCGGTTGAAATCTCAGTGATGGCTGAATCGTAGCTGGCTGTCGGATAGATGAACTTTCCGTCTAGGCTCATCCAAAGGACCTGCCCCTTGTAGCTGTCGATGCCGCCAGCGTTCTCAATCTGTTCAAGAACGATGTCGGGGTCGGGATTGAAGGTGTTGATGCGCTCAATGGTCTTCTCGTTCACCATCAACCGCTTTCCGTTCCTCGTTTTCTTCTGTTCCCAGTCTGGATGCAGCAAGACGTGCGCCACGCTCCCCTTGTCGTCCGTCTCTTCAAGGCGGCAATTTTCAAAGGGTACGTGGCTCACGCTCGACACCTGCCCTAGAACGTTGTAGTTTACGTGAAGGGCGAAACCTCCAAACATCGCAAGGTCTTGCGCCACGTTCCGAAGCAAATCGTCTGCCGTGTCCCCTTGCTGGTTCATAGATACGGCTGCGATAACATCGCTGTCGAAGCCGTAGCCCTCAATGAATCGGGCATATCGGTTAAGGCACAGCATTGCCGTTCCGCTGGCTTCCGTGATGCGTGCGAGGTTCTGCGGATATAGGTTGTTATATCCGTATGCCTGCATCTTGAAACGGCTAACGTAGCCAATATCAATTCTTCGCTTCGGCTTCTTAACTGTCTTTACGTTCATCTTGCTTGTGTCGTTTTACTTGTTGTTTTGTTACTCTTCCTTGCCTGCTTTTTCGGCTTGGTCGAGGTCTTTCTTCTTGTCGCTGCCTGCTGGCAGCTCCTTGTTCTCGATGAGTTCATCACTGGGTATCTTCTGAAAGTAGCTCTCCATGTGTGGGTACTTCGTCAGATATTCGTGCGCTACCTTGTCGGTCAGGTTCTCGTTCGTGAAAATCTTACCGTGGTAGAAATCGGGGCAGGAAATGATGAAGCCTGCCTTCATTACGTAATTACATTGCTTTGGCATAGCCTTTTCTTTTTTGAGTTTAAAATAAATTTCTATCAGAGCATCGTGGTAACACTGCTGGCAGGTTGTCGGAACAAACCGCTTCCGTGTTACCTCGAAATATAGAGTTTCGATAACTGCCTTGTCGGATGCATCAAAGGGACTGTCAAACCGTGCCTTCAACTCCCCGACCTTGGCTGTTGCTTCCTTATATGTCATAGGCTACGCTGCTGCTTCCGTCATAAGGCTCTTATACTTGGCTGCTGTGGTCTCGCTGTCTGTGTCGAAGAAGAAATAAGCAGCCTTCGGTACGCTCTCCTCTTCAAGCGTGATAAGCCAGCCGCCCTCGGTGTCGTCCGAGTACTTGTCGTTCTCGCCTGCACTTGCCTTCAGAGCCTGCGCATATCCGAATACCTGGTACTCTGCCTTTCCGTCCGCTCCCTTTGAAAGGTTGCGCAGGATGATAACGAACTTTCCGTTCGCCAGTCCGTCAATGATATTGGCGCAAACGTCAGGTGTGTTAGCCAATACCACGACTGCCACGGTGTTCTTCCAGCTGTTGCGGTACGTGCCAACGGTCAGCTCGGTTTTGGTTCCAGTGAATGGCTTGCTGCCCTCCTGCCGGATAGCGTATGCCTTCTTTCCAGTCTTCAAGACCAATGTGCTAATTATATTACCCACGACAACGGACTTGGCAAAGTCAATGTCGTCTCGGTTGATGATAAGTCCATCGCCCTCCAATCCCTTTGTTACCTGGTCTTCGCAAGGGATGATGATGTCCTGGGCGATAAGGCTCTCGCAAGTTGTTGCCATATTGATTCGTTTTTAAATTGTTATATCCCCAACACCGTTTTTGCGGGTGTTGAGGATTTGTAAACTTAATGAAGATTCGGAGCGATTAGTAAGCTGCGTGGATCATATTCTCTTCTAGGAGAGCCGTGCCAATCTTACCAGTTGCGTAGATGTAATTTCTTCGCTCCTTCTGGTCGAAGAAGATGTCGAGGTCGCTGATGAGTGCGTCAGCGTCAGTACCCACCATAAGGTGCTTAGGATTGCAGAATACCGCACGGTGTGGAAGGTTGACAGTCGTCTCGCCCTTCTCGTATGCGTTAATCATCCTATCCCAGATGCCGACACGTGCAATCTTCACTCCGTTGTAGGTCGCTACATCGAAGCCATCGAACACCTTTTCCCACGGCATAATATCGTGGTAGGTCTGCTTGATGTCGTAGGTCAATGCGTCAGCAAGCGAGCGTGTCATAAGCAGAACTGCATCGCTGTCGTCAATGATACGTGTGTCCACGTCCATCAAGATGGTGTCAACGAGTGTTGTAGCTGCACCCTTCTTGCGCAATGCTGAAACCTGCGCTGCTGCTGTGGTCTCGCTGTTTGCTGCGATGGCGGTATGGTTCTTGGCTGCTGTGGCTGTGAAGATGCGCTTGAATAGACCGTCACAGACGTTGAACATATTAACGTCCGACCCTGCTGTCAGCTTGCCGCCACCTGCACCTGCCAATGCTGCCGCCTTGTCACCGAACCAGCCGAATCGCCAAATCATCTGCTGCATGGCTCGCTGGAGTGCATCGGTGTAGATTGTCATAAAGTCGGTGCTGGTAAGGTCGCCAATCTCTGTACCAGTTTTAAGGCTGTACTCTGCGATTGAACCCTTCAATGCCTCGTAGCAAATCTTGATAGGGATTTCCCACTGTCCGAGTTCCCAACGCTTCATACTATTAGCGATGCCCTTCTCTTCGTAGGTAGGGTCGCAACCGCCACCCTTCTTGCCGACCATATCCATCTCACCGATAAGTGCGATAGGGTCATCGTTCTTGACCTTCATAATGTTCACGAATGAAGAAAAATCCTCATCCTTGAAGAAGGTCTCCTGCACGGCATCCTTGATGCTTGCGAGGTTTTCGGGCTGGAGTGTTAAGTTCTCCAGCTGCTTCTTTGTAAATCCTGCCATTATTTTCTTCTGATTTAATGGGTTAATACTTGGTTACTTCTTGCCCTTTTTGTGGAGCTTGGCAAGTCTCTCCTTGATGGCGTTCTTACCTTCCTCGACAGGATTCACGTTGTCGCCTGCGCCCTTGCCGCTTGGCTGTCGCTGTGCTGGCTGGTAGTGACTGCTGAAGCCTGCCAGCACCTTCTCCGCACCGCCAGCCATCTTCACGGCATTCAGGATGCGCATATCCTCCTTGCTCTTCGCAAGTTTCTGTGCGCCGGCCAGCTGTGCCTTGGTGTCGTTCAACTGCTGCTTGAGTGCTTCTACCTGCTGCTGCAACTTGGCTACGGTGTCGTTGTCGGTGCTTGTTGCGCTGCCGCCTTCACCGCCCTCACCGCCTTCATTGTCCGGCTCCTCATTGCCTGCGGTCTGAATGTCGGTAATTACACCATCCTCGACAACGATTGTCTTACCGTCCGGCATTTCAAACGTTCCGTCCGGGCTTGCCTTGTCGCCAACCTGCGGGTCTCCCTCCTCACGCTCTACGGTCAGTGTCTGTCCGTCTGCTGTGTTGAGTTCCATGGCCTTTGGCTCTACCTTGGCTTGTGGCTCTGCCACCGCCTGCTCTGCTTCCTCCAGTGTCTTCACGCCCAACTTTGCGAGAATCTTGTCGAGGAGAGAAGCCTTTACTTCTGTTTTCTTCTCCATTGCTTTTGGATTTTGTTGTTTTGAATTAATGAATTGCTCTATGTTGCGCTTTGATGCGCTTGCGCTGATTGGTGCAACGGTGCTGCTGATAAGACCTAGGCGCAAAGCCTCGCTGGTGCTGATGAAGATGTCCTTATCCATCAAGGCTTGAATCTCTTCCCGGTCGCACCCGCACCGCTCTACGTATGCGTCCACCATCTTGTCCTGCCACATCTGCATTTCCTCGCTCTGGTTCTTTAAGTCCTTTGCGTTCAGCTGGTCGCCCAGACACCAGCCAGGAACCCACGGATTGTGCAGGAGGAAGGCTGCGTTCTCGTATGCCTTGCGGCTCTCCTTTGGTGCTGCGAGCATGATGATTGTTGCCATACTAGCAGCCTTGCCCTCAATGGTGCAGGTTATCTTCTTGCCGCTCTGTCGCAGTCGGTCGTAAATTGCCCAACCCTCGACAACAGAACCGCCATTGCAGAAGATGCGCATATCGATGGTATCATCGTCTTTCGGTATGCTTGCAGCAAAAACATCTATATCTTGGAAACATACGCAGTCACCACCCCACCATTGATACCAAAACTTATTGTCTTGGCTGTCGATGTCGTTGTATATTCGTAGTTTTGCCATTGAAACGTTATTTTTAAGTTTTAAAACGCTGCAAAGATACGATTATTTTCGATATGTTTATCTCGCAAACAGTTAATTTTCCTAAACAAGCCGAAAATTTGCGCTCTAAGCGGCTTTTACTGCCTTGTGGCGTATAACTTTACCACCTTCGACCAAAAACCGCTCAGAACGCAAATCTTGATGAAATAACAACACCGTTAGAGCCTGCCGATATTCTCTATCGTCTGCACTCTCCGCTGTGTTCTGTTTATCTCTTCAACGCTCACTACTGGCTGGGGAGCCATCTGATACCCTCTAGCTACCGCTGCCGCCAGCATATCCATACCGATGTTGCTGCCTCCGTTGTTTACCACGATAGGCACACCGCCTCCAAGCTGGTTGAATGCGGATAATATCGGGCTGAACATCGATGTCGCCTTGGCGGTCATTACGCTCTCGCCATTGGATAGCCTTGCCGGGATGCTGTCGCTCGTTCCAGTGCCTGCGCCTTGGACGTAGCCACCAGTGGAAAAGCCCTTGACCAAGGACTTAGCCCCTGCAAAGGCTGCCTTGATAAGTGCCATTAATGCTGCTGCGCTCGCTACACCAAACCACGACTTGCTTGCAATCTCCTTTGCGAGGATCTGAGCATAGTAAGCGTTAATTGCTATCTCGATTGCGTCAAGTATTGATGTCAGCATCGATTTGAGGAATGCGTGTAGCGATTTATCCTCGCTCTCGAAGAACTCGGACAGACCGTCTCCCATAGTCTGTATCATATCGCTCATCATTTTCAGTTGCTCTTCCGTCAAAGCTGCCTTTTTCTTGTTCGCTTCCTCTTGCTCCTTGACTTCTGCATCGCTCAAATCCTTCTGCAGCTGCTCCTGCACGGCTGCATAGTCCTTGTAGGCTTGTATCTTACTGTCTAGGAAAGCCTTGTATCTCTCCTGCTTGGCTGCATCGTCTTCCTCTCCAGTTCCACCGTTCATAATGTCCGCATCTCTGCGCTTCTTCTCTGCTTCCTCGAACTCATTTTTGATTTCGTCCACAATCTCCTTGGCTTGGTTCTTCAAGTCCGCTTTTGCCTTTATCATTATGTCGAGCAGCTTAGCCTGCATTTCCTGCGCCTTTTCCGCTCCTATCTCTCCAGCCGCCACGTATGCGTCAATGCTTCGTGCCACCATATCCTTCTCCAGCTGTTCGAGGTCGTTGCTGTAGTCTCGCTCGTTGTCGTACATACCTGCGAGGTATCGCTTCTTTGCGTCCATTACCTGCTCGTTGTACTTGTACTGAATAAGCGCAATCGCTTCCTGCAATTCCTTTTCCTGCTTCTTCCTGCGCTCTGCCTCTGCCTTGGCTTCCGCTTCTACCTTGGCTCTCTGTGCCTTGGTCTTGGTGGTGCTGCCCTTGGCTGTTGCTGGTGTCGTCCCCTTGTTTCCGCTCACTGGCTCGCTGCTGGTCGCTCCACCATCCACGCTGGCTAGCTTTATGTGCTGCAATCTTCCGTTAACGGTGTTCTCGAATCCGTCAGCGAAGGAATTGCCTATCTCTATGCCAGCGTTCTTGATGTCGTGCCATGCTTCCTTGATAGTGCCGGATATGTCAAAAATCTCTTTGAATCCCTTCTGTGCCTTGGATAGGTCGAAAGTCACGATACCTTCGAGAATATCAAGCATGCCCTTGGCTGCGAAGCCCATCCTCTTGAATGCGTCTATTGCTAGATTGCATACGAGTTTTATTGCATTCCACATCAAGCGGTAACTTGTGCCGAGCGCATTGATTATTCCTCGAAGAAGAAGGCTCTCATTGTACCAGTCGACAAAGTAGTTTATCGCCTGGACCACTCCCTTGATAACTGCCGTAAGTGATTTCTTCGCAATCGTTGACAACTGAGCCTTCATCTTCTCGAATCCACCCCCGGTATAATCAAACAAAGAAGCCATTGCGTCCTGCAATTCCTTGGTTGCGTTCAATTCGTCTTCTTGTGCCTTGGCAATATCCCCGGACTTTGCCTTCACTTTGTCCATATCAAGTTCGATATTACCGAGCATTTCAATATACGCTAGTCCGGCATCCTCTCCCGGGCCACCGAAGATATTGGCAATTGCGCTACCTACAGCAGCACTTGATTGTGGAAGTTCCTTCAACTTATTTGCCACCTCTTGCATAACCTGGAATGTGGTCTTGCTTCCGTCCTGCAAGTCCTTTTGAACTTGTTTGGAAGAAATGCCTATTCCGTCAAGCGCAGCAGCCGTAGCGGTTGTCATTTCCCGCAGGCGGAGATTTCCTTCCTTGATGGTATCAACACCCTTGTCGCTAAAGATACCTTCCTTGGTCGCTTGCGTTGATATTGCCACCATTTCTTCTGCACTCAGTCCGGCTTCCTTGAAGTATCTCGGGTATTCCTTAATCGTGTCGAGGAATTCTCCGTTGGCGTTGGCACCGCTCACCAGTCCGTCCTGCATAATCTTCAAACTCTCAGAAACGGAAATGCCGAAAGCCTTGCTCATCGTATTAGCAGACTGCATCGTCTCCGTGAATTCCAAACCGAATGTATTGGATACCGCAAGAACCTCGTTGCGCACGGATTTCATCTCGTTTCCGGTCAATCCGGTGAACTGCTGCGTCAGTCGTGTGGCTTCCATCAATCCCTTGTTGTAGTCATAGAACCATTTGAAAGCCATTCCGACACCTGCCACACCTGCAATGGCGAGGAAATAAGGGTTGGTCAATAAGGAAAGAGCCGTATTTTTCAACGCACCAAACTTTACCCTTAGGTCTTCCACGGACTTTCCCATTTCCATGACCTTTCCGATTCCAGTATCATCAACAACATCAAAACCGAAAAACTCGGTGTTCTGTAGGTCGTCAGCCGCCTTCATCATGGAATCGTAATAGCTGCCGACACTGCGCTGAAATCTTCCAGTAGCCTCCTCAGCCTCTTTCAGCTCCTCTATCAAGTCTTGGATATGCTCCTGCATCTCCTGACCCTTGGAACTATCACGCTCGGCACGGCTCATCTCATCATAAGCCTTCGTTGCATTCGAGAGCTGGGCACGAAGCTGCTTCAAGCTGCCTTCCTGCTCGTTTTCGGTGCGCACGTTGTTCTGGATCTCCTTCCGCAAGGCTCGCACGTTGTACTGGTACTCCTTGATGGTTGCGTTGATGGCTTCCGTCTGCACCTTCATTTCGTTTGTCGTGATGGTCTTGTCTTTTTCCTGCTGCTGCAATTCCTTGATGCTTGCCTTCAACTGGTCTATCTTCTCCTTGTATCTGATGATGCCATAGATTGCATCCTCGTACTTGACCTTGATGTCAAGTATCTGCTGTTTGTCTTCACTTACCATAGTTTTTTGTCTTTTAGTTATTCAACTCTATCATTGTAACCTCGCAATATCCGCTGTTTGTTGTCTTGATTTCGAGAACCGCAAAATACGCTCCGTACTGCGCAAGGTACACTGGCTTCGTCTCATCAAAGTTCAGTATCTCCAAATCCGAAAGGTTGAAACGCTCCGTTATCTGGTGCGGGTTCGCCACTGTCTTTCTCAACTTTTCCAGCTTGCTGTCGAAGATACCTTGCAGGTCGATGTTGAAAGCCAATACCGCATAGCCGGCATCGTCCTTAGTAAGGTTCACGATTCGGTCTTTGCACGCCTTGTACTTGGTGGCTGTCTGTACCGTTAACGTGGTTCTACCAAAGATGCGTTGCGTACTCTCCCACTCGTATATCGGTATGCGGTTTCCGTCCGTGGCAGCGAATGGCAGCGTGCAAACGTCCTGCGTATATTCCAGCGTCTTGTTGTCTATCTCCATATCCGCATCGTGCTTCTGAAAGACGGTATCGTCTTCCTTCCACTTGTAGATGTTATGCTGGCAGTAGTCCTCTACGCTGAAATCGGTCTGCCTTGGATGGTTGCAGGCTTCGCTTGGAATGAGCTTCTTCGTCCAGTCCACCGCTTGCGCCTTGGCTTCCCATAGGCTCACGATGTCCGCAAACGCAAGTCTGCCATCGGTGAATCGCTGGCTTGGGAACGTTGATGTCAGAATGCAGATACATTTAAGAAAATCCGTCACCTTGATGTCGGGCAGGTTCTTGCCGATAGGGAAATTACCTCCGTAGGGTACTTCATCGCTCTGACTGATGCTTGCAGAAATGCGTCCGTTGTACCCACGCAGCCCTCGCAAGGTTCCCTTTCCGTAGTGCTTGAACTCGAAGGTCACGATGTCGCCCTCTTCAAATTGAATCTCCCCTCGCCCTGCTGCAAGGTGTATGAACCGTCCGTTTACCTTGTCCGAGTCGTAGTCTGTAATATACCTTCTAGAAGAAGCATCATCTTCGTCTATCTCCTTGCCTGCGATGTATGTCTTGGTGTACTCGCTTTCCTCCTGGTCGCTCGTATGCTTTGATACGACTTTGATTTCAACGTAGCAAGGATCATACTGATATACTCCGTTCCATTCGGTAGAGCCTTCGTAAGAGTTTCCGATATGCCCATTCGGACGTGCATTCGATGCGTCCCACGACCAGTTCATCTGAACATCGAAAATCATCGTGCAGGCAATCTTTACTTTCAGCTGACTATATCTGGTCGCAAGTTCCAGCCCATCGAAGACCTCCGATAGGCTCGTTGGCTGGAATCCAAGAATGCCGAGGTTCGTTGTTGCGATGAAAGTACCCTCAAAGCTGCCTACTACCGTCTGTGCATCTGCCTTCCTTGTAATCAATGGGACAGCAAGCCCCTTGATGGTTTCTTTCGCCTGGCTGCTCCATCCGAATGCGACCCCGGTCTGTGCCGTGATAAGGTCTAGGATATATTGTGCCGTCACGCTTGGCTGGATTGCTCCCTTGTCGGCATAACCAAAAGAGCCACCTCCACCAAATGAACCGCCTCCGCCCGAAGAAGTCTGTACTTCCCTGCTGCTGGCTTTCGCCCGGTTCTCCGTCTCGCTCTTAACTTGAATGGTCGTACCAGTGCTGTATTCCTTGATTGCGTTGATGACCATCCACTCTGCCGTGGCTGGTGCTTGAAGGTCTATATCGATTGGCTCACTCTCGCTGGTGTACTTCACGCTGTATGGTGCGAATCTCGATGTCTTGTATTGTGTTCCGCCCGATACGTAGTAGTTGCTTTCCGAACCTTCGCCTGCTATCCAGTAGAGCATTCCGCTCTTTGATGGCTTTACGTAGATGAGCCTTCCAGCCTGCTTATACCTGGTTACGTTCACCGTGATTTCCGTTCCAGCCTTGTATGCCGATACGTCTTCCACTCCCCAGGCTTCTGTAAACCCGGTGGCAGGGTCGTAGCTTCCGTATTCCACCTGCCCTGCTGGTGCTTCGTCCATCAATGCAAATCGGATGCTGATAGTCGTCATAGCTGTTTTCGTGTCTCCACTGGCGCAAAGGATGCCTGAACCTATTGTTGCTGGCAAAATAGGGTCGGGTGCTGGTATGGTCGGATTGGTTTCCGCCTCGGTTGTTCCTGCATCCGCAGCAAGGCTCACGATGTTCTTGTTTGTGTCTAGTATTGCCCAGGTTCTATAATCCCCCTTTCCCAACACCTTGTTGATGGTCGCTCTCATTCCAGCTTCGAAAGGTATGATTGCGCACAAGTAGGTCTCATCGGTCAACACCTCGCCCGACACGTACTTCCCGACCTCTGTTCCTGTTCTTATCTTACCGTCAACGAGTGAATATGTCGTGTTGCTGTTTCCTCCAACGCTGCGGTCATAGCCCTGCCACTCCTCGCTTGATGTCTTGACCGCTGCAGCGTCATAGGTTCCATAGAAAACTCCCTCGGAAATCGCCTTCTCGTAGGTGTAGGAGCTGTTGTTTCTGTTGAACCGCAGATACTTCGTACAATTCAACTCGTTCAGCTTCAAATCGGACGATTGCAGCGTTGCCAATGCCTGGAACAATCCCCAATAAATCGAGATTTCGATGGTTTCCTTTACGCTCAGAACGCTTGCCCTGCCGTTGCGGATAATCTCCAGTCCGTTACGGAAATAACGTGCTGTGTGGAAAATATAGGGGTATTTGCTGCTGGTGCTCGGTTTCCCGGCAAACTCCAGCACAGCCATATTATGCGCTGTCTTGGGCAGGTTGATGGTGTATGTTGTGTTGGCGGTCATCTTCGTAATATCACGGAAAAGGTTGCCCTTGATGTCGAGCGTGATTGCCGTTTCCTCGCTCATATCCATCAAGATGCCATCGATGTAAAGTTGCTGGTCTGTCATAGCTGCTGAATCTGTGTATTGTTAATAACAAGGTTGCAGACGAAATCCTGCAACTCTGCTGTTGTCTTGGTGTACGTTCCTGCCTTGATTGTCACGCTCTGCCAGTTGTTGTCCCCGAGGTACATATCAACGACCGGGCTGCTTGCCACGTCTTGCAGGAAATCGAACGTCTCGCTGTCCACAAGCGGTGCGCAAAGCGGTATGGTGTCCTCCCTGCTGTAGCCCTGCCTTCTGCCGTTCGCTCCGAGGTAGCCGAATATCGTATCGTCATACTCTCCGAGGTTGTTGCGAATGAAGCTGGTGTCGCTGCTTATCGCCCTGCTCTCATCGCCTTGCGTGAATAGCCAGTAACGGTAGAAGCCGTGTCGGTCTATCCATCTCAAGTAAATGCCCCTCTCCGTGTCGTTCCTTTCTATCCTTGCAAGGAGAGACTGCTTGCCACCGACCGCCATCGCAAAAGTAAGGTCGAAAACGTCCGTGAACGTTCCCTGCTCTATCTTGCCATCGTAGTCGTAGATGTTCCAGTACCTAGCCTTGCCGGGCAGAACGCTGGCGTTGATGTCCACGATGCCAGCGATGCCGGGCTTAACTAACTTGCTTGGTGCTCCCTCGTAGCCGACAAGTATCTGGGAAGCCGAATTGAGATAAAGACCAAAGGAGAATGGAAAATGCGTGAACCAAGTGAGCCTCTTGAATCCGTTCCACGTCTCGCCTGCCCTCATCGCTCCCCACACATAGAATGTCGTGTAGCTGAATGTAGCAAGGTCGCTCCCCTCGCTGTCCTTGACCTTAACGGAAATATTGAACGCTGCCACGAGGTTGCTCTGCTGAATATCCCTGGTATAGTCGAGGTTCCCGAAGCTGATGCCATCGAAGAGTGCCTGCACATATCCCCGGTAGTCCATAATGCAGTTATCAGCAAACGCTTCCACGCTGTACGTGTGCGCCCTGGTCTCCCTGCTGATGGTTGTCTCGATGCTCGCAACGCCCGAGCCGCTTGCCTTGATGATGCAGGGAAGGAATGCGAAGCCTACAGCATCCGCATACTTAATCGTGATGCCGTTTATCGTTGTCTGTCTCATACCGTCTCATTGTTTAGTTTGATACTTCCCACCGACTGGCGGATCAAGAAAATAAGTCTCTGCCCCAACCGCTTCATCGTATCTGGCACAACGTTGCTGTAAACGTCAGCTCTGCCGCCAGTGCGGTGAAGCCTAGAACCCTTGTTTGCGATGGTGTGGGCGATTGCCCCTGCCATACTCATATCTCCACGCTCTTGCGGTGTGTACTTGTGCGGTCGCTGGGTCTTGTAAGGGATAGGTGTGCCGTGCAGTCCCTTATCCTTCATCCACTGGCGGATGATGCCACGGAAACCGTATGGTATCTTTCCTGCCCTTCGTCCGGTCTCCAGTACTCCGAATGGCTTGTGTCCCCAAAGGATGGTTTCATCCTCGCTGGGCTGCTCCACCTTTAGGCTCGCTATGGTGCGCCCCGATGCGTTCTGACCGTTGATTCTGATGTGGTTGATGATAAGCTGCCGTGCTCTCTCCACTTCCTCCCTCATTATCAGCGATGCCGCCTTGGGGTCGAATTGTATTCCTCCCTTGCTCATACCTCACACCCTCCTATGCTCTGTGTCAGCTGAAGGGAGTACATTACGCCCGACACGATCGTGCTCAAACGCTCGATGATGGTCTCGTAGTACTGCTGCCCCTCCAATGGTTCGAACTGGTGCGACTGGTTGATGGCTCGTATCATCCTTGCCCCTGCCACCTTCATTCGGTCTATGCACTCTCCGTTGTCTTCTCCTTCCGCTCCCCTCGGTACGGTGTCGAGATAAGCCAGGGCAACGTTCACGGTGTCGTAAACCCTGCCGTTGCGTATCTCTGTCGTGCCGCTGGCTGGGATGATGCACACGATGGCTGGGTAGCTCAGCTTCTCCAGCTTGGTGTCTGCTGTGTCCCAGTCCTCGAAAAGGTAGGTGTAGTCTGGTAGCGTGTCTGCTGCCAACTGTTTCAATGTTTCTCTGATTGTTGTCATAATTATCTGGATTTACGTTTCATCTCCTCCGCCTGCAACTTCTGCAGGTTCCGCTCGTAGAGACTTCTCTTGTTGTCCATCTCCATACACTTGTAGATGCGGAGCCACGGTGTCTTCAATACCTGGTCGTGGTCGCTGATGCCCATCCTCACTGCATACCAATCCAGCATGCCGAACAAACCGAAGCGCAGGGTGTCGATGCCTGCCTCCTTCTCCAGTCGTGTTGGCTTCGCTGTGTCGGTGCTCTCGAAGAGCTTGTTGATGCGCTCCACCTCTGCCGTGACCCAGCCGATGAGCATAACGACATCAACCGCCCTAGCCTGCTCCACTTCCTTGTGGCTCAGACCGAGGACGGTTGTCACTATCTGATAAAGACTTTCCTCGCTGTCGGATAGCTGGGAAAGGTCAATCAGCTGCCCGATGGATAGCTGGTTTAGATTGTCGGGCACTTGTTTCTCCCCGACAAAAGCTGGTCGTGGCTGCTTGCCGATTTTATAGCTGGTGTGCCTAGCAACTGCCAGCCAGTACTTGAATGTAGTGTTCTTATCCATACGCTTTATAATTTTGTCGTAGTTATTGTCTCAATACGTGCGCCCTAGCTGTTCCGTGGCTTGCTACGAATAACTTCATTAGGGCTACGTATCGTATTGCGTCTATGCCGTGATTGAATGCGTCTATAGGCTGGTTCGTTGTCTCTCCATCCCTTGACTTCTTCCACTTGTATTGCTGCATATTCTCGATAATGCCGTGGCTTCGTCTGGTTATGTTGATGCGAAAACGCTTCAAGATGTCGATTCCGTTGTTGATACTGTCCTTGCCTTTGGTGCTGCCGATTATCCACAGACCTCGGTTGTGTATCTCCTTAATGCTCTTAGGCTCTGCCGAGTCCGCAATGATAAGGTCTCGTTTTGTCAGTCCGTTTTCCTTGCATCGGTCTGCGATGTCGTCATTCGTCATTCCGGGCTGGTAGATTTCTTCGTCCACCCACAACTCTCCGTGCGCCAATATAAGGTGCTCCACTGCTGTCGGGTCGTTGGTAAATCCGAAGTCCAACCCCCTGCATTCCATCTTCCACTCCTCCCTTGGTGGCAGCTTGTCAACGATGCCCCAGTTGGTGAAGATAAGCCCGGTTATCTTTCCGGTCAGTCCTCTAGCGTACACTCGCCACAGTTCGGGGTCGTCAATCTCCTCAATCTTCTTGTGCTCCTGCGCAGTCAGAAAACGGTTGTTTCGGTGGTCGCTCAGTATCAAACGGCAGTCATCCCTGCCGATGATGTTGTTGTGCACCCAGAAGCGTGCGCTAGGATTGTAATCTATGAACACCTGCTTTCGTGTTCGGATTGCCAGTTGCCAAAACACTTCGTAGGGCACACCGTTCGCCTCGTTCACGAACAGGTAGTCTCGCTTACCGTTCTTGGCATCCTGCGCATCCTGGTAGCTCTTAAACTCGATGATTGAACCGTTCTTTCCTCTGTAGCTGCTGTCGCTCTTGTTGTTTTTGAACCAGTCCAGCAGCTCTGCCCTTGTGTGCAGGATTGTGTCGAGGTCTCGCATGGCTCCCACCTTTAGGTTCGGGAGGTCTTGACCGCACACCGTGATAATTGCCATCGGATGCTCAAAAGAAAGCACTATAAGACGCTGCATAATGGTGTATGTCTTCCCCGAGGACGTACCGCCTTGGTTCACGAGAAACCTTGGCTTCACGTCCGCATTCGGGGCATACAACTCACCAATAACGTCAAATAGTGCCATTCTTCAAACAAACTTAAACTAAAAACTTAAAACAAATTGTGATATCATTAGTGTCCAATAAAAATTGGACACGTTAATTAATTAATCAAATAGTCCCTTAAAAAGGGGATATTCGAGTTCTTTGACATCGTTGAAAATAGTCTTATCAAATAGATCTCTTAGGTGGGTTTTGTCCGTCAATGAAATGCTTAGAATCTGCAAAACTTCATATGTTGAGCGTTTCAATTGCATATCATGGTGAACAATAGCCACGAGACAATAAGTGATAATGGCAACACTAATCTGTATGCGTACAGCATTCTCCGTTGTGCCCCAGAATCTCTTTATCTTAAGATGCTGCTTTAGCCATTTGAAAAATAGCTCAACCAACCATCTTTTTTTATATAGATTTGCGACATCCAACGCCGAAAGATGCTTTGCATTCGTCAGAAAAGTAAACTCACGATCATCTTCTTCATCGTAGTATCGAATGAATCTGAATGATTCAGGATACTTCTTTTCGGAAAGATATCCTGTCAGTTTTACTTCTGCATCAGTTAGTACATTCTTTGGCATTCTTCGCTTCCATTTTACCGTTTTGTACTTCAAGTTCGTTTTGGCTCTGACTACATAATAGGAACCTGTAAGATGAATCTTATAAAGTTCCTTGAAAGTATCATAAGCCCTATCGAAAATGTAGTAACTATTTGGTTCGTACGGAATTGAAGACATTGCTGTGGAATCATGCTTTGATGCTGTGGTCACAGTATAGAAAGCTGGAACTTGGGCTTCTATGTCATATAAGACATGTGCTTTGACTCCTCCTTTCTTACTTCTGAACTTTGCCCATGGAAAAGTTGCAAGACACAACGGAATTGTTGTCGAATCAAAAGCATACTTCTTGCCTGGTATATTCAAAATGTTGGTTTCTCGCTTTTCGCAAGCTTCCTTCATCATATAGAATGCAAAGTCTTCGAAAATTCTGTAATCACGAGTCTGATTAGCATAAGCAAGAGTTGCCTTTACGATAGTATTGCGTCCAAGACCCAAATGATATTGCTTAGCTCGATGAGCTTCCAATGCAACTATCAAGTCACGTAAACTCTCACGATTGCTCAGTTGACCGAACATCATAGCAAGAAGTTGGTTCCAGCAAGTGAAGTGCTTCACATAGCGGTTGCCATCATACTTGCGTACGTAGTTGTTGAACTGAGTTCTATTCAGAAATGCAGTAAGTTGAGCGAAAACGTATTTGTCTTGAAACATAGTAGCCAATTATTTTTGGCTACAAAGTTACAAAATCAAGTCCGTTTCATTGCAAAATACGGCATAAAAGACTATAAATCAACTATTTCAAAGATCGAATTGCCCTATTTTATTGGACAGTAGTGTTGTGATATATATAATTAATCTCTATCCAATCCCTCACGCTCGATTACTTCCTGCTCGCTGGATGCACATTCGTGCCCCGAGTTGATGTAGCGTACCTCGATGCCGCCTTGGAATCCTGCGTTCAAATCAAGAACGACCTTATCCAGTCCGAGCAGCTTGCAAATCTGCGTCTCTGCCTTGATGATGATGTCGAGGTAGCGTGGTTCTCCGAATCCTCGCTTCTCGGCATCGTACATCATCGTCTTGACGGTCTCGATTGAAACCATCCTCCCTCGCTCATCTACGACTGGAAGTCCCTGCTGGTTCGATTTCTTTTCGTGGTAATCTTCCTTTGATTTCTCCCACGCATCCCAGGCTTCACGTATTACCAGCTTCAACCTTGCGACCTCGCTCGTAATCTTTGCATCGGTGTCGGTCAGTCTCTCTTCCCTCCACTCCTTCAATAACCGCTGAATGTCGCAGTGTGCCTGGTTGTACTTCGGGCTGTCGAGACGCTTGCGAACCTCTGCCGTGATTTCTCGCTCCGTCCATCCCTTGCGGTATAATGGCGCGATAATCTGCAGGCGATTCTCTATGTCAATGCGCTGCGCCCTTCGCTTGTTGTTGTTACCTTGTGGCATATTTTGATTTCTTGAAATTTACTTGATTTTTTATAAAAATTCATCTTGAAAAACTTGCATATTTCAAATAAATTTCGTATCTTTGCAAACGTAATAAGGGAAGTGTCCTTACTTACTGAAACCCTCCGAGGATGAGGGAAAAGTAAAATGAAATCCCAAAGTCTTATGAACGTGCTGAAAATTTCATTGAAGATTTGGAAAATAGAAATCTTATCATTTACGATTAGATTATTCTAAGCTCCAAGGGGTGGTGCTCGAACCACCACCCCACTTTGGGATTTCGTTTGCAAATTTACGAATTATTTTTCATATCACCAAATTTTTAACATTATGAGTACTACGAATGAAACTACCTCCAGGTCTTGGGGAGGTGCTCGCAATGGTGCAGGGCGAACGAAGAAATACGCTGCGACATTCTATTTCGGTGCTACCGAGGACGTGGCTAACATCTTGGCAGGGGTCGATAAGAAAGACCGCAGCGGCTTCATCAACCAGTGTATTCTCAAGGCGATGGGCAGGGGTTAAACTCCTGCCTTTTTTCGTTTCCGCTCCCTTGGAGGTTATTTTGTGCGAATTTTGCGCACACGGCTCGAACGTTTCAACCACGCTTAGTTATGCGCATAGCTTGAGAACGTGCCGCATACGCCCGCATATCGTCTCATCCGTTTATTATCTCCCATTCCCCGGTGGCTTTTACCAGTTGCGCCATCGGTGCTTGGTCTGAGTACTCGCAGCTTGGGTCTTGGTTATCCCATTGGGCGATGAACCGCGACTTAGGGAAAGCCATCCGCAAGCAGATGACGGTCTCACCGCTGCCAGTCGGTATGGTGTAGGTGTGCCCCTCCTTGATGGTGTCGGAAAGGATGATTCTGTATTCTGCTGCCAGTTGGTTCATCATATCCATTGGCAGGTGTCCGCTCGTTGCATCGAAGGAATCGGGGAAGGTGTTGCGTATCTCGTTCATACTCCACCAGCGGTTCGCACTCAGGTCGCCACCGGGCGATATTTCCACGCAGGGGATTCCGGCATCCTTGATGGCTCTTGATGCGTTGCCGCAGGAAAAGCAGACGCAGCGGTCGATGTGGTTCTCTTCCATGTGCCGCTTGATGATGTGGGCACGGATAGTCTTCGCACTTCTGCTGATGTCAATCGTCTGTGCCTTGTCCATCCTGCCCTCCTTTCTCTGCTGGTTGCTCTTCCTCGCCTGCTGGCGGTGCTACGCTGTTGAAGGTGTCAGCAAGCTGCTGTGCTTCTTCCTCGTTGTATTCGATGGGCTGGAAATGGTCTTGAACGTGTTTCGGGTCGCCCTTGTAGAATACCAGGACGTTGGAGTGCATCTTTTCGGGCTGTCGCATATCCTCGAACGTCTTCTTGATTTCGTCCATTTCGCCTTTATAGAAAACGAGCACGTTCTGGTGGCACTTCTGTGTCTTGCGGCTTTTCATACCGCCATTGGCTCTAAGGCATCGGGACGCGACCTGCTCGATCAAGATAAGTTCGTTATAATAGTGAAGACCGAGCCGCAGGAAGGTGGAGATATTGTCGCCAACGAAATTTCGGTACTCTCCGTTCTTCTTGTTTCGCACCTCTCCAATCTTGACAACCAGGAATGAACCGTCCTTCATCTTATCCACGCATTGCTTGAAGATGTTCTCGTACTGGCTCATAAACTCCTCGTATGTGCCGAGTGCGCTCATATCCTCCTTGCTATAGACTTCGAGGTCGTAATATGGTGGCGAGGTGAAGCAGAGGTCGAAATCGCTGTCTTTGATTATCTGCCCGATGTTGTTAGAGTCACCGCAGAAATATTTCACGCTTCCGTAGTCCTTGGTCGCTTCTGTGTTGATGTCGACCTGCTCCTTGCGGATTTCCACGGCTTGGTAGTCGTAGCCCAGCGTACCAGCGACAACGCCCTTGGTCTGTTCCCCTCCGAATGGGTCGATAATCTTTCCGTGTGGCTTGCAGAACCATCGCATAATGATTTCTGCCAGTACTGGGTCGAAAAGGCTTGTACCTTGCGCCAATACGCTACGGTCTGCCTTGGCTTTCTCTTCGGGCGATACGTAGTTCTCGAGATACTCATCGAAAGAGATGCCTTTTTCTTTTCTGAACTTCTCGCTCTTGGAGTAGAGTTCCTTGTATCGCATTTCCTTGGAACGGACGAGGGTCTGTTCACGGCTTGCCCCGATGTCCTTGCTGGAAACGATGGCACGCCATTGCTTCTTGCGCTCAAACCAGTAGCCTTGGCGTGTGTCGAGGATTGAGAAGGGAGGAACGACAAACTTATCCACTAGGCTTGGTTTCGGTGCTCCTTCTCCTTCCGTTGGAGCATTGCCCCCCTGCTTTTGTTCCTCACTCATTTCTGCCATACCGAGAATCCATTGAGGGATTGCCCAGTCCGTCAGCGGCTGGTCGCTGAACTGGTTCGCCAGTGCTTCTGTGTTCCAGTCTCCGAATCCAGCATTATCCTTGATGATGAATTCTTTCTTCTGTGCTTCCGTGAGGTCTGATGCCTTGACTATCGTTGCAGTCGGCTGCTCCTTCCACTGGCTCCAGTAGTTGGCGATTGCCAGCTTCTCTGCATCGGTCAGTCGCTGGTCGGTGTCGAGAACGTCCATAATGGCTTCGGGTGTCATACTCACGATGTGGCAGAGTGCCCTCGTTCTCATATTGCCACCCAGTGCCTTGTAGGTCTCATCCACGACTATCGGGCGAAGCTGGAGCATCTTCGGGAAGACGAGGATGCTCTTTACCAGCTTTTGGAAGTTCGCCTCTGTTATGGTTCTCGGGTTCGCTTCGTTCTCGCTGACCCTCGATAGTGCGATTTCTTCTGTTTTCATTTTCTTCTTGTTTTAAGTTCGAATTAATGCTTATTTGGTAAACATTGGCGCAAAGATACGACTTTTTCGCTTTAGTTGTTCGTTCTTCGCACGTTTTTAACTTTTTCCAACACTTCGTTTTATTTTATCCGTCAAAGGCTCTGATGGTCTTCTGAAGGGTTGTCAGTGGCTTCTTTGGCTTGACCTTGACCGGGTATCCTGCGCACACCCACGCGAGGAGAAGTGCGTCTCTCTGGTCTTGGTTCATTCTCGGGAGCTTTCCGTCTGGGCTGATGAAGTAGGCGATTTCGTCTTGTGTTATTTTTCCGTCTTTACCCTTCCAGCACTTCTTCAGCGGCTTGATAATCTCGTAGGGGATATTGTAATGCTCGCAGCATTCTACGATAAGGATTCCGGTCTGATGATTCATACCGGTTGAGCGTCCGATGGCTGCTGCCTTGACTGCCGTCATAAATCTGTTTAGTACGTGCCAGTTGCTCTTGTTGAGCCAGCCGCCTTCAATGACGACCTTAACCTTCTTACAACTCTCGTTCATCGCCTTGAGGTAATCTATCAAAGCCGGGAAGTTCATTTTATAGGCGAGAAACTTCTTGTCGTCAAATACTGCTCCGACACCGCTTTCCTTGATGTCTGGGTCGATGCCGATTATAACTGTTCCTTTTTCCATTTCGTTTTACTTTTGTTTTATTTTTGATTTTCTTTTTCTGTTATTTTCTTGAAATTTTCGTTCTAAGCCGTTATCTCTGTGTCTGTGGGTAGTTGTTCGGGTTGCGGAATCCTACGTGCGTGTGTGCGCTTGTGCGCTAGCTCCCTACTATTCC